CATACCCCAACTGTTGTTTGTTATTGTGGGATTTTTACGTCCAGTTGCAGGGTTAACACTTTTATTTCTATGAAACTCTCTTACATAATCCATTACATAAGGAAAGTTGTAATCAGTGCCGTCACCTGCAAGATAATAGATATTGTATAGGTTTGCATCTCTAGCCCAACCCTGTGTGCTACCTCCACACGTTCCCGTGGTGTGAGTTGCGTGTCCACTAGGTGCACCTGCGTAAGAATATGATCCCGATGCAGTACCTTTTACAGCAAGATTGTGTTGATACCAGTTATACTGTACAAATCTTGATCCGCCAGTTCCGTCTGCATCAACTGCATATTCTGGATGACCTAGAGCAACACCAGCACCGTCTATTACCACTACGTCAACATTTTTTCCAGTTGCATCTAGTGTAACAGTTCCAGTGGCATTGACAGTCCCGTTGCTGCCCCATCCTGATCTAGTGGCTGTTTCTGTACAGCGAAGCAATGCAAAGTTAAGCATGGCATTGCTTGTACTATTACTTTTGTTCCAGTTGCTAGATGTTTGAGTTTTGGTTGCAGCGTATTCGCCTGCCTTTACGCCTAAATATTTGATATGTAATGTAACGCTTCTAACTCTGGGGTCAGCACGTAGTTCTACAGCTTCCCAGTCAGTTAGGAGGTAATGAGTGTTTCTGCTTATTGGTCTTCGATCAATGCAATCAATCTTTCTCGCAGGAACACCAGTCCCTGGTAGATTACCAGCTGATTCCATTTCGTTATAGAATGCATCTAAATCTTCTGCACTGTGCAGCGTTACTATGTATTCTTTAACTTCTACGTATTGTGTCATTTCAGACATAGAAGTTTCCTTATAATCTAACGCAAAGTTGTTGATCTAACATACTAGATCAACCTCTCTTAATTTTTGGTCTTGGATATACACTGCCCGAAGCAGGACGAAGTTTGTAATCAAACTTTGGCAATATAGAACCTTCGCTCTTACGTTCTTTATAATAGAATGCTACTCTGTTAGTTCCACCTTGAAGCGAAGCAGTATCAGTGTAACCACCAGTGGTAACTTGTAACTTGCTGAGTTTTGCACCTTTAGTTGTAATGTATGCTTTTGCTTCTGATTGTGTTAAGTTGGGATATGTCTGCAAAGCCAATGCCAACAGTCCACTTACCTGTGCTGCTGCCATACTAGATCCGTTGTACTTTTGATAATAATATCCCGGAGTTGCTGTGCCACTGGCTGCGGTTGAACTAACGTCGCCACCTGCATTACTATATCTAAATGTATTGTATGATAACGATGTAATGGTAGCCATGCTAGCATTAAACGAACTGTCGCTACATGCAATGGTTACTACATCACCGGTGATCAAATCGTGTGCGCCACTGGTTGTTATAGTGGCAAGGTTGCTAGCTCTAACTATATTAGTAATAGTAAGAGCAGCTTCTCCAGTATTTACAACTCCGCCTGTGTTACCATTAGTAGAGCCAGTAGCGTTGTACACAGCTGATGCAATATTGCTACCCGGAGCATAGATGTCAACCCTAGGACCTGTGTTGCTGATATTCAACTTGCCCTCTGTGGCAAAACTATTGTATGCACCGACACAGATAATGTCTGGATGACTAGTAGCGGGACTTGCGCCTCTGTGATAATAAAAATCTTCTCCGTTGTCTACAAAATAGTTGTTGTAGTCAACATCTGATGTTCTGTTAACTTTAAATCCACCGTTACCAGCACTGCCTACAAATATAATGCCTTCGCTAATAGCATCCACTACGTCTGCATCTAATGCAGGATCACGATAGGGAGCTAGCGCACCATTTTGTAATATACCGTATGATTCCAACTGCGGTATAGTAAACTCTGCTCTATAACATTCGTTATCAGCAATGCGTAAGTCTATTCTGTTAGGAGTTGCTTCGTAAAAAGTCATTTCCCATAATAGTGTAGGACTGCCTGGTACGCCGTTGTTTGGGCTTTCGTGTCCTTCCCAACGAACTCGCCATGTCCTATTAGGTGCAGTGCCTTCAATACCATACAGCATTTTTTGACAACTTCTGTCGCCTGCTGATATCAGTATCTTTCTAGCAGCAGGAGCAGTGGCTCCAACAAAATATGCTCTTGCCTCAGTTAGGCCGCCGCCAAATGTAACATAGCTGTTGGTACTTACTTGGATGTAGGCAAAATCACCTGTAGGTCCGCAAGTTGCACCGCAATACGAAATATTCCACGGGGGATTTATTCTCCAAACAGCATCGTCGTATTCGTCAACTCCGTTTGCATCTGAGTTTGTAGGTACACCTGCATCAGTTAAGCTGGCACGCCCTAACATAGCAATCGTTTGACTAGCTACAGTTACAGCAGTATTGCTTGTGGTTTCTATTCTAGTACCACCGTTGGCGTAGCTGCTGAGTTGAGCAAGTCTAGTACCTGAGTTGCAAATGCCACTATAGCCAGTGTCTACTACTGTGTTACCTAACGTAGCAGCGGTAATGACGTCACCGCGATAGCCAATCTTGCTAATCCTAGGACCTCTGCCGCTAGGATAACGATCGGGATCAATCATCGGATTTAATAAATCACAATCAATGCCCAGACCCCAACTACAGTTAACCAGTGTAGGATTAACGTAACCAGTTGCAGGGTTAACACTTTTACTAGCATGGAATGCTCTAATGTAATCAATAATGCGATCGCTAGGAGTGTAAACTCCGGCATCTCCGTTAACACCTGAACTGTCATGTCTTAGATTGAACAAAGTTGCACCACGTGCCCATCCTTGTGTATCGCCGCCGATGATGCCAGCTACATGAGTAGCGTGGTTGTTATCACCCGAGTAACTGTTGTATACGTAGTTGGCATTTGGGTTTAAAGGCCATGCCGTTAAGTTGTGATTGGCAAACCAATCGTATTCTTGCATTCTACCTGAAAACTCTAAATGATCTGCATAGGCGATTTCATCAAGCACTACAACATCTACATTTGCGCCAGTGGCTGTAAACTTAACAGTTGCTGATTGATTACCTGTACCAGTTTCGCTGCCCCATCCTTCAATGTTGCTTTCCAAACCAGTTCTGTAAAGTCCCCAGTTTTTTTGATCAACTGCAATAGAACCTGCTTTGCTCCATGTGGCAGTTTGATCTGCATGGAGTATTGATTTAACACCTTGTAACTTTGCAACTAATGTAACTGCTTCAACTCTTGGATCATTTTGTAATACGGCTGCTTCTTCATTGCTGATCAAGTAGTGTGTATTTCTACTGATTTCTCTTTTGTTAGCACATTCAACAGCTCGACTGGGTACATAATCAAATGTGCCCTCAGTCTCCATGTCTTCATAGAACTTGCCTAACTCATCTTTATTTTTGAGTGTGACAACGTATTCTCTATTGAGTTGTGTCATATTAAGCTTCTAGTTGTAATGCAGTTAGTGTAACCGTGATTGCTGCTGTTGCCCCGCTTTTGTTTGTTACTCTTACTGGAATATTAGTTGTAACAACTGTTTCGTCATTCCATCCTAGTGCGCCCGGACTGATGAATACAGTCTGAGCACCTGTAGTAATAACTTCAGCAATAACACCAGCACCTGGAGCAGGATCAGTTCCTTCTGTTCTAGATGCATCAGCAGTTCTTGCTGCTTCACTAGTGTAGATTCTTACCCAAGCAGCGGCTGAAGTTGCCACTTTCATCAACATGTAAGACTTGTAGCCAGTAATGTTAATAGTACCAACGCCGTCTGCTGCTAATGAACCAGATGTGCCATTTAGTGCAGCTCTGGTTGCCATTGCACCACCACCGCTAGCAGTGGAGTTAATAGTAATAGCATCTGTAGTTGCATCAGTAGTAATAGTAATATTAGTACCAGCAACCAGTGTTAATGTATCAGTAGCATTGTCTGCAGCCACACTAGTTTGTCCAGCTACTGCAATAGTTGCAAAGCTGTTACTAGCAGTACCACCACCTGCGGCATCAATAGTGATTTCATCAGCACTAGTTCTTGTTAATGTAATGTTTGTACCAGCAGTTAGTTTAACATTGTCTGTAGCTGCATCACTGCCTGTTAAGCGTAGGTTTACTCCGCCTGTTGCAGTTTCTGCACTAATGCCATATGTTGTATTAACAAGGTCAGTTGCATTGGCCAATGCGCTCCATGTGCCGCTGTGTGCAAAATACATTTTTCCATCTGCATGACTGTGTGCTACAGCACCGTGACTTGTTGATGCTGCAGGAAATGCTGCTTGATTAGCAAAGTAGAATGGAATAACACTGCCAGTACTCGGAGCAGTAATAGCACCCGAGTCTGAAATAGTTACTAAACTATTTTGTGTTAACTTTCCAGTAGTTGAATCATATCTTGCTATGGCATTGTCTGTTGCACT